TAAACAAGGGCGAGATCACCGCCGATGATTACAAGAACATCACGGGCGAAGACTATACGGCCTAAAATTTCGGAGGGCGGCGTGATTTGAGTAATTTACAGATTATCGAAGCCTTAACCGACATTGTGAGCAAGCAGAGCGAGATCATCCGCATCCAGGCGGACGCCTTGGCGCAGGTTGGCGCGGTATGCGCAGAAGAACAGATTGTCAGTGTGGACAGTCAGATCGGCCAGCTTTTGGGCGCGGACGAGCTCCCGTTTCCGCTTTGATGGAAGCAGCAGGAAAGGAGGTGGTAGCCTATGATTGCCGCTTTCTTATAGTGGCGCAAAGTGCAGAAAGAAGGGAACATGAGCACCCAAGACTTACTTGCAGCAGCCGGACTTGTGGCCGCCGGGCTTATGGCAGCCACAAGAATTTTTCAGATTAAAAAAATCGAAATCAACCCATGGAAGACCATCGTGCGGGCCATCGGCCGCGCCCTGACTGCGGAGCTTTCCGAGAAAATGGAGGCCGCGCAAAAAAGCCAGGACCAGAAGTGGGAGGAACTCAAGCACTACCAGGAGGAAACCCGGCGCCTCCTGGACGACCACGTCCGCACAGACGACGAGCGCAACGCGGACCTTTTGCGGAGCCGGATTCTTCGGTTTAACAATGAGCTTGTCCGCGGCATCGAGCACACCCAAGAGGACTTCGACGAGATTTTATGCATCATTGACGATTACAGAACGTATTGCAAGTCGCACGAGGAGTATAAAAACAACAAGTGCACCCATGCTATTGCGAATATTGAGCGTTGCTATGATGAACGCCTGGAAAAGCACGACTTTCTTTAAGGAGGACTCGAAATGATTTATAAGTACCTGGACGCCAGCCGCTACCAGGGGAAAATCGACTGGGACGCGGTGAAGCGCAGCGGGAAAATTGACGGTGCCATCCTGAAAACGGTTTCCACCAACAAGAGCTTCGGCGGCGTCTACATTGACCCCCAGTTTGAGCGCAACTATTCGGAATGCACCCGCCTGGGCATCCCTGTGGGCGCCTATTACTACACCTACGCCCAGAATGAGGCAGCCCGGGCCGTGGAGCTTGTGAAGGTGCGCCAGGCATTGACCGGCAAGACCTTCCAACTCCCCGTTGCCGTCGATGTGGAGGACAACAAGCTGAAACCCATCCCGGCCAAGGAGCTTTCCGCCCTGGTGGCTGGCGCCGCCAAGCAGATCGAGGACTGGGGACTGTATGCCATGGTGTACACATACACCAGCTACGCAAACACGGAGCTTGACATGGACGCCCTGAAAGCCTTTGACCTGTGGATCGCAGACTACCGCGGCAAGCGCCCCACCCGCAAGCATGGCATCTGGCAGTATACCAGCGAGGGCACCATCCCCGGCATTACCGGCAACGTGGACCTGAACCACGCCTATAAGAACTACCCGGCCATCATCCAGAGGGCCGGGCTTTCTGTTATCCGCTAAATTTGAAAGGAGTACACCATGAAAGAGATTTTGACCCAGCTTCTTTTCGCCTCCCTGACCATCTGCTCCCCTCTTGTGACCGCTTACATCCACAAGGCCGCTGCTGCCATTGACGCCTCCACGGCCGAGAAGGTGAAGAACGAAACCATCCAGCGCGTATGCCGCGAGATCACCGACGCCGTGGCAAACGCTGTGGCAGCCATGAACCAGACCTATGTAAACGACCTGAAAGCGTCCGGCTCTTTCGACAAGGACGCCCAGGCCAAGGCTCTGAACGGTGCCATTTCCGCAGCAATTAAGAGTTTGAGCAAGGACGCGCTGGACTACATCAAGGAAATTTCCGGCGACGATACCGTGGGTTATCTGACTACCCGCATCCAGGCCCAGATTGACCTTAACAAGGCGGCCAAGGCTGCGCAGCAGTAATACCCGCATGAACCACACCTAAAAGCACACGAAAGCCCCACTTCTGGCAGTACGCTGGAAGTGGGGCTTTTTCTTTTTGCCTAAAAATAATCTAAAAGCGCAAAATTCCCTCTTGACTTATAAACCGATGCGGTTTATAATAAAGGCGTAGAGAACAGCAACACACAACAACAGGAGGGCAAAACCATGAACGCACTTTCCATTAACATTCCGGCCAACTTCATTGCAAGCTGCGAAAGCACCTTGAAGCGGTACAACGCAGCCAAGACCGACGCAGAGCGCCGGGCCGTTCTGGACCGCCAGACGGTGCAGGGCCTTTGGTGGGCGATTGGCTTTGTCAGCAAGATTCCTGCCGCTTGCATGAGCGAAAAGGAACTGAACCACGCAATCCGGCTCACCCGTTTCCGCGGGGCTGTGTGCCCGGTATTCCAGGCATGAGAGGGGAGGACACAACCATGATGCTGAACATGACAGAGGCCGATTATGAGAGCTGGCGCGATGACCTCCGCTGCGGCGGCCGGGAGGAATACGACAACCAATACACAGCGGCTTCCCTCTATGCGGGAGGCTGGCGGGCAGATGCCCTTCCCGACCTGATCGAACAGTTCAACCTGACCGGCGACGAGGCCGAAAGGATTTACAATGAGCTGCTCGAAATCGAGCAGAAGACCAAAGGCAAGGAGGAATAAGCCATGAAAACCAGTACCTTCAACCGCATTTTTGAGAATGCCCGTTCCGTGAACATCCAGAGCAACGAGTGGTTCAATTATGCAGGGTTCTTCTGGATGCAGTGCACCGAAAAGCAGCTGGCAAAAATGCGGATGCTGCTTAAAGCGCAGGGCTGCAAGACGACCGTGAAGAACGGCGAAGAATGGTACATCCTGAACAGCGGGACGCTGATTAAGGTACACTAAGGAGGTCGGCACGATGATCTACACCATGGAAAGGCGGCACTACTTCGGCAGCGGCTCGATGGAATCACGTTGGGAAGTGCACGAGTATTCGCACCGATGTCAGAGCGGCGACCTCCCGGAAGGCAAGCTGGTTTACAGCTGCAAGGCAAAGAAAGAGGCTTCCGCATATTGTAAGGCCAACGGCATTGAGCCGCAGCCGCGATTTATTGCACCAGAGGAGGACTGACCCATGAAGAACGTTATTTTTACCTACGACACCATCCAGAACGGCGAGCGCGGCGAGGCCTGCGCAACAATCTTGGTAGATGATGCCCAGGCCTGGGCACTTCAAGCCGCTTTCAGCGGCAAGGACCACACCAAGGCCGGTTATTTCCTGCGAGAACGCGGAATCGGCTTTTGTTGGAGCTGCGAGCACCTCCGCGGCCGTGGGTATGTTGAGAACAGCATCAAGAGCGTGAAAGTTGAGGAGGCGTAAACGATGAAGCGTTACCAGATTGTTTATAGCAAAGGCGGCTTCCCGCTCCACATTTGGAGATCCACCGAAGAAGAGGCCCGCGGCGTTGCTACCGGCTTCCGCGCGGCTGGTTATTCCGTAGACGTGTGGGAGCATACGGAGGAGGGCGCACGAAAAACCGACATTTAACCCGCCTGATGATGGCCCGAGGAAAAGGTCGAAACCACCCGGCAGCCAGCCGGGCAAGGTCGCGGGAACCATACCGCAGAGAGGAGCGCAGAGCATGGACAAGATTAAATTTTTCAACCAGCAGTTGAACGGCCAGATCGTTATGTCGGAACTTGAAGCGGAGCACCTGGCCGATTCAATCCGGCTGCTTTCTGCTGGCGAGGACCCGACGACCTGGGCCGAAGAGGTGGCCATTCACGCTGCCACGCTGGCCCAGGTGACAGCCAGCCTCACCGCGCTGCGGAAGGTGGCGCACGATTCGGAAATTTTGATGGAGCGGGAGGAAAAGGCATGAGCGAAAAAACGATTTACAAGACCCTGGCGCCTTTCTTCGATGCCGTGGACGGCACCGAAGAAAAGGCCTTGAAGTTCACGGCCCCGGGCTATATGGATCTGTGCATCGAGGCCCTGGGCTACAATGACCACGAGGGCCGCCCGGTGTATTCCGTGGCCCACTATGGGGAGCAGAACGGCGACCTTATGCGGGACCCGGATGTGACCATGGGCGTTGACCGGGAAGCCGGTACCGTGGAGCCGCTTACATACCAGAACGACTACATCGGCCGCTATTGGGAAGTTTACAAAGACTATGTGGACGGGAAGCCAACGAAATATTACCCGGCCATGAAAAAGGACCTTTCCGCCATGGTGACAGCCTGGGCGAAGAACATAAAGGCCCAGGGTTTCAACCCTGCGGTTCATGCGTAAGGAGTTGGGCACATGATAGGCGATCATTTGAAACTGGTCGAGAACGTACCGGAAGGAGCGGCCTTCTGCTTTGACGGAAAGAGCAAGAAGCAGAAAATCGACCAGAACGACATAATCCGGGAGCTCTTCGACCTGGGCATGGGCGGCAGCTTTTACGCCCAGGTGGTGAAGGTGCCAGAGGAGTACCCGGTGGAAGACCTTTCGACGGTGCTTCTGTACGAGCCGGAGGAGGCAGCGAAAATCTTCGCACAGTTGTGCGGCTACACGCTTTTGGACAAAAACGGCCGAGTGGTTACGGGCCGGATGCCTGGACAGGAGGAACAGAAATGAAGAAGATCAACGAAAAGCAGCTTGACCGAATCCGTGGTGCCTTGTACGGCGTGGCCGTGGGCGATGCCCTGGGCGGCCCCCTGGAATTTATGAGCGACTGGCAGATCTGCAACACATACGGCCGTGTTACCGACATGATCGGCGGCGGCTGGCTGAACTTGAAGCCTGGCGAAGTGACAGACGACACACAAATGACCCTTTGCGTTGCCCGCGGCATCCTGGATGCCCTGGAAGGGGACAACGGCCTGGATCTGGTCGCTTCTGTGGGACAGCAGTTTATTGCATGGGCTGACAGCAAGCCAAAGGACATTGGCGGCGCCTGCTCCCATAGCATTGCCGTTGCAAAGCTGCGGGGCCGTTTTCGCTTGCAGGGCGTTCCTACGGCTGCGGACTGGGAAGAAGCAGCGCGGCAGACCCGGCGGGATGGCGGCCGCCCTGTGGAGGGCAACGGCGCTCTGATGCGCACCGTATACCCTGGCCTTTATTGCAGCACGAAGGGCGGCGCAGAAATACAGGCCCGGGCATTTGCGGAAATGACCCACCGCGGCGACAAGTCCACAGAGGCTTGCATTCTGTACACGAGAATGGTATATTTACTTACAGAAGCGGTTAATAAGTACCAGGACGGCAACGTGGCCGACTTCCTGCACGAGTGCTTAAAGGGCACGTTCTACGACGCGTCCGTGGAGAAGCCCGCGACGTATGCAGCGGGCGGCTATGTGGTGGACAGTATGTGCACCGCCGTGAGCTGCCTTGCACACGCCCAGACCTTCGAGGAAGCCGTCTGCGCGGCCGCAAACCTGGGCGGCGATACCGACACCAACGCGGCTATTACCGGCGGCCTGGCGGGCGCCTGGTTTGGCTTCTCGGCCATTCCGGCGCGCTGGGTGGATGCCTTGGCCCCTGGGCTGCGGCAAGATCTTGATATTCTGGCCGCAGCAGCAGAGAGCCACCGCAGCAAGTAACAGGAGGGAATAAAATGCCATACGGAAGGCCTATGAAGGGAGCCAGCCGGAGGGTGCCGACCACGGTACACCTTCCCACCGGCACCCTGGACATTATCGACAACTACATTGACGACCGAGAAAAGAACGTTGAAAGCGGCCGCATGAGCCGCAGCGACTTTATCAACGAGGCCGTGAACCGCTACCTTGTGGAGCTGGGTTTGGTGGAGCCCGAAAGTAACACCGAAGTAACACCCAAGTAACAAGAGTACCCAGAAGCCAACGGGAACCAAGGAAATGTAGGAAATATAGGCACTGGAAAGAATAGAAAACAGCCTATAATAACAGAAGATAACTAACCACCATAGAGCTCGA